TGATAATGCTGACGCATCCCTTGTATTAAGTGTAGAATCTGGTGGTGACTTCTTTAAACTTGCAACCTTGAGTCAAGATTCATCGGTGTTTACTATTACACCAAGATCAGAAGATTCGGCAACGGCATTAGGATTTGATGGTAGTGCTACACTTACATTTAAGGCATCAGATGGTGTAGCATTTGGTGCTGGCACAAACACTTTCACTCTAGCATTTTCTGCAATCGTCGATAGTTCTTCTGATACTATGATTGGCGTTAAAGCAACAGGCAATACTCTTGCAAACACTAATAGAATAACATATCTTAATGCTTCTCAGGCAGAAACAGCAACAACGGAAACTGGTACAATAGACGCTGGTTCATTCTCACCTTACAAAGATGAATCTAAGGGATATTGTATCTCAACCACTACGAATGATTATGCTATTGATACGTCTGCTTCGTTTGCGTTTACTGGTGACTGGACATTCGAAACGTGGATTAGAACCACTCAAACTGATGAAGGGATTATGTTCTGTAACTATCCATCAGGCAATTCAGCATTCAATGCACTTAAATATAATGCTGGTAGACTTACATTAGCATTTACGTCAGGAACTAATGATGTTGCACAAACTACTGGACAAGTAATTAATGATGGTGAATGGCATTGGATTGTTTATGACAGATACAACAATAATATTAAAATCTATGTTGATGGAGTAGAAGTTAAGACACAAGCATTTTCTGAAAACTCAACAGATCTTGGTACATGGGTCATTGGTCAACACGGTAACTATACCTCAGGATATTTTCAAGCATTTGCTGACTATTTTGGAATGAGAGCAGTAAACGGAGCAAGTGTATATTCTAATGCTGCTTCACTTACAATGCCAACACAAGCGCCAGGAATACATAGTTCAGGCACTACAGAAGTTCTTATGGGAACTGGGCAACCTTACATTGATAACTTCTCGACTTCTCAAACTGCAATTCCTCATCCAATATATCCTGCATCAGGTACTGTCTATGAAGGTAAATTTACTAAACCAGAAACACCGTTTGACGGTGAACCTTGGACTGCAGCAACACATGGCGGTTCTATGTACTTTCCTAATTCCAATACCAATGGATCTAGCAATAACTACATAACACTTCCAACAACCACTGACTTTAATTTTGATGGCGCATTTTCTTTAGAATTCTGGTATCACCCAACTGATCGTAATCCTGTAATTAAGGTACTGGTTGAAGCATGGGGCAATAGCAATTTACAAATTGGTTATGATACTCCAGGATCTGGTGGACGTGACTGGTATTTCTATCAAAACGGATCTAATATAATCGCGAGTAACGGAGAAAATTTATTCCCAGGAGCATGGCATCACTTTGTTGTTTGTAGGGATGGATCAAATAATATGTCAATGTTTGTTAACGGCAAAAGGCAAGGGTCTGCTGTTACAAACTCTACGGCATTTAATTTCAGTGGTGCTCAAATACATAAATCTGCTACTGGTGGTGGTTATGCTAGTGAAAATTTCACTGCTGATATGAGATGGATAAAAGGTTCAACTCCTTATGATCCAACCCAGACAACTATCACTGTGCCGACACAAGCGCATACTCATGTCACAAACACAAAACTATTAATGAACAATACATCAGATTTTGCAATTTATTCCAATACAGGAAATGCAACATTAGTGACTGCAGGTACTGCCCAAACTGACACTTCTGTTAGAAAATTCACTACATCCTCATCAATGAAGTTTGATGGAAATAGTGATTATATCAAATGGTATCAACCAGGAGGTCTAGGTGGCGGAGATTTCACCGTTGAAATGTGGATATACATTCTTACTGGTGGACCTGTTAACCAAACATTTTGGTCATGTAACAGAGCAACAAATGTTGGGTTCAACATGGGTATCAACAGTCAAAAGAAACTCAGTATATATGCAACATCACCATCAACTCCGATTGTAGGGACTAGTGCTTTTGCCCTTAATACATGGATTCATGTTGCTTTGGTTAGGAATAATGGAACCATAACATTTTATGAGAACGGAACTGCATACGCAGATGATTGGGCAACAACAAATAACTTTACAGGCGATACCTTCATGCTTGGTGATACTGCTAATAATTCTCCTGGATCATCATATCTGGCAGCAAATTCGGGTGAGTATTGGAATGGGTATATTCAAGACTTCAGGTTTGTAAAGAAAGCAGTATATACTGCCAACTTTACTGCGCCAACTGCTGAATTAGGTGTAGGATTATAAAATAAAAAACATATAAATAGGGTAAAGAGTTATTTACTTGGAGACTATTTGATATGGCAGTTCCATCATCCAGACAAGATCTTATTGATTATTGTAAAAGAAGACTAGGTGACCCAGTAATCGAGATCAACGTTGACGATGATCAGGTTGAAGATCGTATTGACGAAGCATTAGAATATTATCAAGAGTATCATTCTGATGCTACCGTCCGCACATACTTAAAGCACCAAGTAACGTCAGAAGACGTGACTAACGAATATATTCCTATCTCTAGTAACGTGATGACCGTTACTAAAATGTTTCCTGTATCCAGTTCATTTAACGGATCACAAGGAAACTTCTTCGATATCAAATATCAAATGATGCTTAATGATATTGCTGACCTGCAGAACTTTGCGGGAGATCTAGCATATTACGAGCAGATGCAACAATACCTATCTATGTTAGATATGAAGTTGAATGGCACACCACAAGTTCAATGGTCACGGCATCAGGACAGACTTCATATCTTCGGTGAATTCAAAGCAGACGATATAAAAGCAGGTGATTATATTATCGCTGAAATTTATTCCATAGTCGATCCAGATACACACACTTCCGTATATAATGATATGTGGTTGAAAGAATATGCTACTGCGCTGATTAAGTTGCAGTGGGGATCAAACCTTATGAAATTCGAAGGTGTACAGTTGCCAGGAGGAGTTACTTTTAACGGTCGTCAGATATTTGATGATGCTACTAATGAAATAACGCAACTGAGGGAGCGGATCAGGTTAGAAAACGAAATGCCACCTGACTTCTTCTTAGGATAAATTTATGGCGAGAAATTTTTACTTTTCAGAGAAAATAAGATCTGAACAAAATCTCTATGAAGATCTAGTCATTGAGGCATTGAAGATCTATGGTCAAGATATTTACTATCTACCGAGACATATCGTAAACGAAGATATGTTACTTGGAGATGATCCTACTTCTAAATTCCCAAGTTCTCATAAGATTGAAATGTACATCGAAAACTCTGAAGGGTTTGACGGTGAAGGTGACCTATTTACTAGATTTGGCGTAGAGATACGAGACGAAGCAACTTTCGTAGTATCAAAGTCTAGATTTAAGACTCAAGTAAATAGAATGGCAGGTAGTGGAATTGATCTAGATCGTCCTACCGAAGGCGACCTGATATACCTACCGCTCACGAATAAAATGTTCGAGATCAGAATGGTTGAACATGAGCAACCTTTCTATCAGTTAGAAAATCTTCCTGTATTTAAAATGCGTTGTACTCTCTTTGAATATGCTGGTGAAGACTTTGATAATCAAGTTAAAGATGTTCAAGATATTGAAACAGATAATGCATATCTTTATAAAGTTTCTATGATTGCTCCTAAGAAAGCAACTGCTTCTCTTACACAAAACGATAGCAATACAGTCACAACAATATCATTAACTCAAGGTGGTACTTATTACACTACACCTCCAACTATCCTATTCAACGGCGGAACAGCAGATTCCGCAGGTATAGCAACAGCAACAGCAACTGTTGCGGATGGAGCAGTTAATGCTATAACACTCACGAGCGGTGGGGGTTATACTACAGACTCGGCAGTCACGATTCAGTTTATTGGCGGTTCTGCTATTGACAGTGCCTACAATATAGGTGACGAAGTTAATCAGACGATTGCTGGTGGCGTGAAGATGAGCGGTGAAATAACAGCGATAACTATGGATTCATCTTCTGATTCTTCGATACACTTATTCCTTGCTAATGTTGGCGCAGACGATGGTAAGTTCCACACGTTTGTCAGCGGAACTGCGATACTAAATAGTACATTAGGGGCAACAACTGGTCTTACTTCAAATGCGGTAATAGAAATAAATCAAATGTCAGAGACTGAACAAAACCAAGAGTTTGAAAAACAATATGTAGATGACTTCATTGACTTCTCTGAAACTAACCCATTCGGAGATCCTAGTTAATGTTCGGTACATATTTCTATCATCAAAAAATAAGAAAAGCAGTTTCTATATTCGGTAGACTGTTCAATGACCTGTATGTTGTGAGACTTGCTAAAGATGGTTCTGTACTGAATCAGATGAAGGTTCCATTAGCATATGGTCCAAGAGCGAAGTACCTAGAAAGAATTAGGACTAATCCAGATCTTTTAAACGACTCTAAGGTTGCTTTGAAACTTCCTCGTATGTCTTTTGAAATGACGAGTATTGCGTATGATAATACAAGGCAACTCACTAAAGTCAGTAATTTTAAGACTCTAGGATTAACAGATAATGATAGGCAGAAATTTTATTCACCTGTTCCCTATGATATCTCATTTCAATTAAATATTATTGCTAAGAATCAAGATGATGCTTTACAACTTGTTGAGCAGATTCTTCCTACGTTTAATCCACAGTACACTCTGACCATTAAACCTTTTCCGAGTGAGTATCCAGACTTCAAAGAAGATATCCCTGTAATTTTAGGGGGAACATCATTCTCTGATGATTTCGATGGAGATCTAGCATCTCGTAGAACTATTATCTACACATTAGATTTTACGATGAAACTTTCATTCTATGGCGGAATCAACACAGGTGGAGTTATTCGCACTTCAAAGGCAGATGTATTCATGATGGATCAAGGTCTAGCAGATAGCGATATTAAAATAGAAACAATAACAGTTACACCAAACCCAAGCGGAGTTATCGGTTTACCAGATAGCGACTTTGGATTCTCTACAGATATCGATTTGACTTTCGATAGCGGATTGTCATAAGGAGATACAGATGGCGATTACACTCAGATCTACTAAGGGTGGTCCCCTTACTCATAGCGAATTAGATGCAAACTTCGCTGGACTAGCAGATTCTGCAACCATTACAGGTATTGTTGACTCAGCATATATTGCTAACAAAACATCAACTACAGCACAAACACCTTTGCTTCAGGCATTCAACCAAGCGGATAGCGCAACTTATAATTTGTTTGGTGCTGGAACAGTTATTTTCTTGAATGACGGTGATGGCGGTGATCCTTGTTTAGGGGTGAAAGATAGTGCCAACGGTGAATTTAAAATTATTTCATTCGGTGTTGCCCCTAGTGGCGGTGGAGGTTTCTAACCTATGTCTGATAGTAATGTTAAGAATGATTACGATTATTCTCGCGATACATATTATGAATTGATTGAAAAAGGCAAAGAATCACTTGAAATGATGGTAGAGGTCGCTCGGGAAAGTGAACACCCTAGAGCATATGAAGTTCTTTCAGGAATGATCAAAAACATATCGGACGTAAACGATAAGTTGATGGACCTAAATAAAAAGCAAAAAGACATCGATAAAAACGATGATGTGAAACAAGTTGAGAATCAGCAAAATAACTATTTCCTCGGATCTACTGCTGACATTCAAAAACTTTTACAAGAAGATGATATAGTAGATGTTGAACCAGAAAGAATCGTATCTCGGGAATCCTAATGTAAAAAGAGACGGTGTTCTTCAGCAATGGACGCCTGCTTTACTAAAGGAATATAAGAGATGTATGAAAGACCCTACATACTTTTGCGAAAAATATGTAAAGGTAATTGCATTAGATGAAGGTTTGGTTCCGTTCGAATTATATGATTATCAAAAGAATATGTTCGAACATTTTAACGAAAATAGGTTTAACATTGTTCTCGCATGTCGTCAATCAGGTAAGTCTATCAGTGCCTGTGCGTACCTACTCTGGTTCGCGCTTTTCAATAGTGAAAAAACTATTGCCGTCTTGGCGAACAAGGGTGCGACTGCTCGGGAAATGCTCTCGCGTATTACGCTCATGTTGGAAAACATTCCGTTCTTTCTTCAACCAGGATCCAAAGCACTTAATAAGGGTTCTTTGGAATTCAGCAATAATTCCCGTATTCTCGCTGCTGCTACTTCCGGCAGTAGTATTCGTGGTATGTCAGTTAATCTTCTTTATCTTGACGAGTTTGCTTTTGTTGAGCGTGCTTCAGAATTTTATACCTCGACATATCCAGTTGTATCGTCGGGTAAGGATACTAAAGTTATCATTACATCAACAGCAAACGGAATTGGCAACCAGTTTCATAAAATTTGGGAAGGATCTGTCCAGAAAATAAACGAGTTCAAATCGTTTCGCGTAGATTGGTTTGACGTTCCTGGACGTGATGAGAACTGGAAAAAGCAAACAATTTCTAATACAAGTCAACTTCAGTTTGACCAAGAGTTTGGTAATACATTCTTTGGTACTGGAGATACATTAATCGGTGCCGAAACCTTATTAGGTTTAAGGGCAAAAGATCCAGTAAGAAATTTAGAAGGTGGAAGTTTCCTAGTCTACGATGAACCTATAAAGGATCATGAGTACATCATGTGCGTTGATGTTGCGAAGGGAAGAGGACAGGACTATTCTACTTTTAATATACTCGACATTAGCACTAGACCGTTTAAACAGGTTGCTGTATATCGCAATAACACTATCTCGCCTATTCTCTTCCCTAATATTATATATAAGTTCGCGAAATTATACAACGAAGCATACGTTGTTATAGAATCGAATGATCAAGGTGCTGTAGTGTGTAATGGTTTATATCACGATTTAGAATATGAAAACGTTCATGTAGAATCACAAATTAAAGCAAATGCTATCGGAATAGAAATAACTCGTAAAAGTAAAAGACTCGGTTGTTCCGCAATCAAAGACATATTAGAAGGCAACAAACTAGAGATCGTAGACGAGCAAACCATCCTTGAAATATCTACGTTTGAATCAAGGGGTACATCGTATGCCGCGAGTGACGGAAACCATGACGACCTAATGATGAATCTAGTTATGTTCGGTTATTTTGTTTCTACTCAATATTTTGCGGATATGACTGATATTAATTTAAAACAAATGCTATTTGAACAAAAAATGAAAGCGATTGAAGATGATATGGTTCCCTTTGGCGTGATAGACGATGGCAGTAGTTATATAGATCAAATAGAACGAGAAGATGCGGATGATCGTTGGTCGACAACGGTAGTTTTTGATCCGAATCTTTAATTTAAGAATATTATAAATAACGGTATAAGTTTGACTAATCGTATTATGGAACCATATAATTTTAATAGAGGAAGATAAAAATGGCACTCTCAACACCGTCTGCAAGTCCAGCGGTTGTCGTCAAAGAAATAGATCTGACTGGTGGCGTTCCAAACGTGCAGTCAACTACTGGCGCAATTGTTGGTAACTTTCGTTGGGGACCTGCTGAGCAAAGAGTATTAATTGACAACGAGACAACTCTCGCAAATACTTTTGCTACACCAGACTCCGCAAGCACTATAGATTTTCATTCTGCTGCTTATTTCCTACGCTACTCAGGGTCACTCCAAGTCGTTCGGGAAGTAACGTCATCAGCAAAAAATGCTCGGTCAATCACTGGGCAACTCGCAACAGATTCTGATGGTGGTCTTTCAGTACCAACCGTCAAAAACGGAACAGACTGGGACGCTCAGGAAGCATCACTTGCTGCAGCATCTCAAACTTTCGTCGCTAAGTATCCTGGCGAACTAGGAAACGGCATCGCAGTATCAATCTGTCCTGCATCAGAATCAGCATTTGCTGCATGGGCATATGCTTCTGAGTTCGACACATCTCCTGGAACTTCGTCTTATGCCTCAGCAGCAGGTGCATCTAATGATGAAATGCATATTGTTGTTATCGATTCTGGCGGTGAGTTTTCCGGAACTCGCGGTACGATCCTAGAAAGATATCCTTTTGTATCAGTAGGCAGCAATGCCAAAAATACAGACGGAACTACTAATTACGCAATCAATGCTATCAATGATCGTTCCGACTTTGTATGGATGGCAGGTTTCGATTCTGACTTTAAAACAGCAGGTGCTGGAACAGCAATCGATGGCGCAGCAGATTATGCAAGTACAAATTCAGCGTCAACGCACCACTTCACTAGCGGAGCAAATTCTGGTTCTCTCGGAACTTCTGAGTACCTAACTGGATTTGATCTCTTTGAAGATAAAGATATCGTAGAAGTTGATTTCTTAATCGCTCCTGGAATGACATCACGCTCAGATCAAACAACTGTGGTAAATGATCTCATTTCAACTGCTCAATCACTTCGTAAAGACTGTGTAGTTGCTGCATCACCTGCTCGTTCAGATGTTGTAAACCTAACTAACACAGCAACAATGACAACTAACATTGTCACAACTGGTAATACCTTCACCTCATCATCTTATCTTGTAGCAGATAATAACTATCTCAAGATCTATGATAAGTTTAACGATCAGTACATTCATATTCCTGCGGCATCTTCAACAGCAGGTATCATGGCAGCAACTGATCTTAATCGCGCTCCATGGTTCTCTCCTGCTGGTTCACGTCGTGGTCAGTATCTTGGAATTACTGCAATCTCTTACTCTGCTACTAAAGCACAGCGTGATACGTTGTACAAAGCAGGTGTTAACCCGATTGCAAATATTCCTGGTCAAGGAGTACTGTTGTTCGGTGATAAAACTAAACTCGGTCGCCCATCAGCATTCGATCGTATCAACGTTCGTCGTCTATTCCTAGTGCTTGAAAGAGCAATCGGTCGTGCGGCAGAACAAGTTATGTTTGAATTCAACGATGAGTTCACTCGGGCAGAATTTGTAAACATTGTAGAACCTGTACTTCGTGAAGTAAAGGGTCGTCGTGGTATTACAGACTTCAAAGTCGTATGTGATGCAACAAATAACACTGCAGAGATTGTTGATCGCAACGAGTTTATTGCTAACATTTTCATTAAACCTGCTCGCTCAATCAACTATGTTACTCTGAACTTTGTTGCTGTTCGTACAGGTGTTGACTTCGAAGAAGTCGTAGGCACGGTGTAAGGAGATAAAAAATGGCAATTCTCGGAGTAGATGATTTCAAAGCAAAACTTAGAGGTGGTGGCGCTCGCCCCAATCTCTTCCAAGTAACAATTAACTATCCTGGATATGCGAACGGAGATCCTGAACTAACATCATTTATGGTGTCAGCAGCGTCTTTGCCAGCATCAGCGATGGGTGAAATAGTTGTTCCTTTTCGTGGTCGTCAATTGAAGATGGCAGGTGATCGTACCTTTGATCAGTGGACGACAACTATCGTCAACGACACTGACTTCGCTGTACGTAATTCACTTGAACGTTGGATGAACGGCATCAATGCTCATAGTGCAAATACAGGGTTAGAATCCCCGATTGCATACGAAGCAGACCTCAAAGTAGAACAACTCGATCGTAACGGTGCAGTGTTAAAGACATACACTTTCCGTGGAGCATATCCAGCAAACGTTTCAGAAATTGCGTTGGATTATTCTTCAAATGATGCGATTGAGAACTTCACTTGCACATGGTCTTACCAGTATTATGAGTCTGATACAACGACCTAAATAACTATAGAACGGCAGGGTTGATTTTAGTCCTTTCTCCCCTGCCGTTCACACTAACAGTTTAAGGAATTGAAATGGCAGAATCAGAAGGTATCAATCTTTTTGGATTTCAAATATCTAGAAAGAAAAAGAAAGAAGAAGAAAAAGTTCTTCCTTCTATAGTTCCTGCTCGTGATGACGAGGGAGGAAGTTATGCTACTGCTAGTGGGTCGGGTCACTTTGGTCAGTATCTTAATATGGATGGTGACGACTCTAAAGACAACTATCAGATGATAATGAAATATCGCGGTAATGCAATGCACCCAGAAGTGGATGCTGCAATCGAAGATATCATAAACGAATCAATCAGTTCAGGAGATCTGAAGCAAAATCTCGATATAAACATGGATGCAGTAAAAGCACCAGACCGTATCAAAAAAGTAATTAAAGAAGAATTTGACGGTATCTATGGAATGATGAACTTCAAGGAACTCGGTCACGATATTTTCCGTCGCTGGTATGTTGACGGACGTTTGTACCACCACCTTGTAGTTAATGAAGAAAACCCTAAAGAGGGGATTAAAGAAATCAGACCTATTGACGCAGCAAGAATGCGTAAAGTAAAAAAGGTCAAATACAAAAAAGATCCTGTTACAGGTGCTAAACTCGTAGAAAACGTTGAAGAGTTTTTTGTATATCAGGAAAAACCAGGACAATCTACTTCTGGCGTTAAAATGACAGACGACTCAGTCAGTTATGTAACATCAGGTCTACTCAGCGAAGATCGTAAAAAGATTGTTTCTCATTTACATAAAGGTTTGAAACCTATTAATCAGTTGCGGATGATGGAAGATGCTTTGGTTATCTACCGTCTATCGCGTGCACCAGAACGTCGTATCTTTTATATTGATGTTGGTAACTTGCCTCGCGGTAAGTCCGAGCAGTATATGAAAGACATCATGGCGAAGTATCGTAACAAACTTGTTTACGATGCACAAACTGGTGAGATCCGTGATGACCGTAAACACCAATCAATGTTAGAAGACTTTTGGTTGCCTCGTCGTGAAGGTGGTCGTGGTACTGAAATCACTACACTTCCTGGAGGTGAGAATTTAGGTCAGATTGACGATATCATTTACTTTCAAAAGAGAATGTATCGTTCCCTAAATGTTCCTATCAGTAGACTAGAACCTGATGCCGCAGCAGGTATCCTCGGTCGTTCAACTGAAATCAATCGTGACGAACTCAAGTTTCAAAAGTTTATTGACAGAATTCGTTCTCGGTTCGCGCACCTCTTTTATGGTATCCTCAAGAAGCAACTTATTCTTAAAGGTATTATCACAGAAGAAGATTGGGAATTGTGGAAGAATGATATCACGATTGATTATCAAAAGGATAATCATTTTGCAGAACTTCGTGATGCAGAAATTTTACAGAACCGTCTACAAACTTTGGATGCCGCAGCAAGTTATGTTGGCGAATACTATTCAAAGAGTTGGATGATGAAAAATATTCTTATGCTATCTGAAGAAGAAATCGAACAGATGAAAACTGAAATGGCAGAAGAAGAAAACGAAGGTGGAGATGAATTAGATGATTCAGATGAAGAACCAGAAGATTCTCCAGATAATGAAGTAGAACCTGATGAGGAAGAACCTCAAGGAGATGACAGTGAGTGATTTGACAAAAGATTTGATTCAGCAAGCGATGGATCAAGATTTCAACAAGGCAGGTAAAGTCTTCGGTGAGATTATGAACATGAAGATGAGCGATGCCTTAGAACAAGAAAAAATTCGTATGTCTGATATGGTTTATAATGGAGGAGAAGATGCAGACTTGGAGGATGATGATGACGTCTTGGGGGATGAGGATGGTACTGACCAACTCGAACTTGACCTTGATGCAGAAGATGGCATTGAAGAGGGCGAAGAAGAAATCGAAGACGAAACCGACGATGAACTCCCTCTAGATCCTGAAGAATAATATTATTATAAATAAAGGTAATATATTTAAAAAGGTTACATAAATGAAGACGTTTGCACAAATTAGAGAATTGACTGGAAGGAAACCTTCTGGCACACAAGTTTTCAATAAAAAATTTGGCAAGATACAGGTTCAAGTTTATAAAGACAAGAACCAGTTCATTTCATATGTAGACGGTGATAGATTAGATTCTTACAGAAATGAAAAAGAAGCAATCAAAGCAGCAGAAGAATTTATAAAGGCATATAACAAATGAAACTTATATCAGAATTCACTGAGCAGGATTTATCATTCGTCACTGAAGCAAATGAAAAAGGCGAAAAGAAATACGCTATCGAAGGCGTGTTCGCTCAGGCAAACGTTAAAAATAGAAATGGTCGTGTTTACCCAAAAGCAACTATGGAAAAGGCACTGGGTAAATATACGACAGAACAAGTTTCAAAAGGAAGAGCAGTTGGTGAGTTAAATCATCCTGAAGGTCCTACAGTAAACTTGGATAAGGTTTCTCACAAGATCGAAAAACTCGTATTCGAGGGAAATGATGTTGTGGGTAAGGCGACTATATTGGACACACCGATGGGCAACATCGTAAAAGGTTTGCTTGATGGTGGAGTTGGATTAGGCGTTTCGACTCGTGGTATGGGAAGTTTGAAGAACAATAATGGCGTGATGGAGGTTCAGGGTGATTTCATGCTGAACGCAATCGACATCGTACAAGATCCATCTGCACCCTCAGCATTCGTTAATGGGGTTATGGAAGGTGTAGAGTGGGTATGGAACAACGGTATTATTGAGGCACAAACTATTGAAAAAATTGAGACTGAAATTAGAAAAGCATCTCGCACCGATCTTTATGAGACACAGGTTTGTGAATTTAAAAATTTCCTCTCGTTGCTTAAATCAAATTAAAGGAGTCACATTAAAATGACTGATGTTAAAATCGAAGATCAGGACGTTGAACTCCATGACGAAGTAACAGAAGACGAAGTTATGGAAGCAGCAGGTCACGATCCTAAAAATGCAACTGCGCAAGCAGTTGACGCAGCAGATAAAGCAGGTGATGCAACTGGTGATGCACCAAGTCGCGGATCTGAAAATCAAACACAAGACCCAATGCCAAAGACTAAGGCAGCAATTATGGCATCAATGGTAAAAAGAATGGGTGAAATGAAGAAAGAAACCCTTCAAGCAAGTTACAATGTCATGATGAAACCAGAATCATATGCAGAAGGAATTGAGTCAGATGATCAACCACAACTGGTTGAGTATCAGGCAGATTTTTCAGATGATCTAAATGCTCTAGTTGAATCAGAAGCAACTCTTTCAGACGAATTTAAAGGTAAGGCAGGAATCATTTTTGAAACTGCTATCCGTTCAAAGTTGTCTGAAGAAATCGATCGGTTAGAAACTAAGTACAACGAAGAACTTGCTGAGGAAGTTGAATCAACTAAATCAGACCTCGTTGAAAAGGTTGATAATTATCTTAACTACGTTGTCGAACAGTGGATGGAAGACAATCAGGTAGCAGTACAACAAGGACTGCGTACGGAAATTGCAGAGAAGTTTATGGGTTCCCTTAAAGACCTATTCACCGAATCTTATATCGAAGTTCCTGAGTCTAAAGTCGACCTAGTCGATCAACTCGCAGAAGAAGTTGCTGAATTAGAAGCAACCTCTAACGAAGCAATTGCTAAGAATCTTTCAATGATGGAAGAACTTGAAACATATAAGCGTGATGCAATCATCCGTGAAAATGCTTCTGGTCTTGCTGAAACACAAGTTGAAAAACTTAAAGATCTCGTGGCAGATGTAGATTTTGAAGACGAAGCAACTTTCTCAAATAAAGTAGCAACTGTCAAAGAATCTTACTTCACAAAGAAACCTGCTGATGTCGCTGATATCACAGAAGAGTCTGACGATGGTGATACCATTTCAGAAGCGACTGGATCAATGGCACAGTATCTCTCAGCAATCCAAAAAACTAACAAGAAATAATTTAGGAGTCCAATAAAATGACTAATGCAGTCTCATACGACCAGTTGATGGAAAAGTGGGCACCTGTACTGAACGAAGAATCAGCAGGTAAGATCCAAGACACCCATCGTAAATCAGTAACAGCAGCAATTCTTGAGAACCAAGAAATTGCACTTCGTGAAGAAGGTATGCTTAACGAAAACAACGATACTTCCACAGTAACAGGCGGAGTAGCAGGTAACTGGAATCCAGTTCTTATCGCTCTTGTCCGTCGTGCAATGCCTAACCTTATGGCATACGACATCTGTGGTGTACAACCTATGTCAGGTCCAACTGGATTGATCTTCGCAATGAAGTCAACATTCCAGACTACAAAATCTGGCACTTCAGCAGGCGCAGAAGCACTTGTAAACGAAGCAAACATTAACTACTCAGGCGATTCAGGCACAGCAGGAATGCAAGCAGATCCATCAGGTATGGGTTCAGCACTAGACGGTGACGGCGATTCAACAATTGCTGATTCACTCGGTGATCCACTTGCTAACCTTGATCTGTACTCAACTGCAGAAGCAGAAGCACTCGGAGTTTCCGGTGGCGAATCTTTCGCAGAAATGGGTTTCACAATCGAAAAAGCAACTGTGACTGCCAAGTCACGTGCGCTGAAAGCAGAATACACGCTAGAACTAGCACAAGACCTTAAAGCAATTCATGGTCTAGATGCAGAAACAGAACTAGCAAACATTCTGTCTACTGAAATCATGGCAGAAATCAACCGTGAAGTTGTGCGTACAATTAACTCACAAGCGAAACTCGGTGCTGCTACAGATAACACAGCAATCAACGGTATCTTCAATGTTCAGACAGATGCAGACGGTCGCTGGTCAGTAGAAAAGTTCAAGGGTCTGATCATGCAAATTGAGCGTGAATCAAACACAATTGCTAAAGAAACACGTCGCGGTAAAGGTAACTTCGTCATCTGTTCATCAGATGTTGCATCTTCACTTGCTGCTTCTGGTATGCTTGACTATGCTCCTGCAATGTCAACAAACCTAAACGTTGATGACACAGGCAACACTTTTGCTGGTCTACTTAACGGTCGCACAAAGGTCTATATTGACCCATATGCAACTACAGACTATGTCAACGTCGGTTATAAGGGTACAAACCCATATGACGCAGGTCTCTTCTATTGCCCATACGTACCATTAACAATGGTTCGTGCAGTAGGTGAGCAGACATTCCAACCTAAAATCGGTTTCAAGACTCGCTACGGCATGGTCTCAAACCCATTCGTTGGAGCATCAGCAGCAAACGGTCTTGCAACTGCAAAGACCAACCAGTACTATCGCATCATGCGTGTGGACGATATCCTCGGTTCATAAGTATAAAAACCGCAATAAAATGGGGGCGATCTTCGGATCGCCCTTTTTTTTAAAGTATAAAACATATAAATAACGGTATGGCGAACTTAACAAACAACATAAATTACCTACAACCGACAAGTTTTAAATTGTCCATTGATAGGCAGAACTATCCTAATTTGGAGTTCTTTGTACAAAACTTCACACATCCTGGGTTGATGATGCCCGCAGTAGAAATGCCAATTAGGCGGATGCAGTCTATCCCCTTTCCAGGAGAATCTTTAACAATTAACGAACTATCTGCTACAGTATTATTAGATGAGAATATGGATAGTTATGAAGAAATGTATAACTGGATTCGTAGAATTCAAGTTACCAATATGGATGGAAATAATAATTTAAAAGGTGGTGCTGGTTTAAATACCAATTCAGATATCACTCTTTCCATATTATCAAGTCACAACAATCAAACAAAGCAAGTTCGGTATGTTGATGCTTTGCCAACTTCTCTTGGCGATATATCATTTGAAGCGACTTCATCAGGACAAGATTTCATTACCTTTGCCGCTTCGTTTAGATTCAGTTATTTTGAACTGTTAGGTGTTAATTCTACAACAGGTTCAATATCAAATTCATTTACTGTTGGGAGTTCATAAACATTATGAGTAGATCTAGAGACATATCCAAATTTCTTGGATCAACCGAAAATGGGAATGCATCTAATTTAGCGTTGCTTCATACTGGTTCTTCTACAGGATTAGATTCATCACAAGTGACAACCATCGCAACTGCAACCGCATTAACCGTTTATGATTCTATCGGAGCATTGCCAACAACCAGTTTATCTGCTGGTGATCAGGGATACGTTACTTCAAACAATAGATTATATCTTTCTAATGGATCTGGGTGGTACAATGTTGCGCTGATTAACGCAACTCCAACAGTAACAGTCAGTCCTAGCGGAACAATAGAATTATCCACTGAAGGTACGCCAACAGTTGTTACACTAACTGCAACCGATTCTGACAATGCTGATGCTACACTTACATTGTCCGCTGATTCTGGTGGTGACTTCTTTAAGATGGCAACTGTGTCTCAAGATTCAAGCGTCTTTACTATCACACCAAGATCAGAAGATTCAGCAACAGCATTAGGGTTTGACGGTACATCTTCATTGACATTTAAAGCAAGTGATGGTATCAATTTTGGTTCGGCAACAAATACATTTACTCTAGGATTTAGTATCCAAGGCAGTCAAAGAACAAGTCTATTGATAAAAGCGGATACAGCAGGTACAGATAATCAAATCGATGCATCTACTAATAATCATGCAATCACTGAAACTGGTACTGTTAAGTCAACTGCCTTTACTCCATATCATCCTGGCGGTTACAGTACAAAATTTGCAGCATCAGCAGATCGAATTATAACAAATCTGGCAACTTCTGGTACATATAATTGGACTGTTGAATGGTGGGTCTATCATACCGCAAACGCAGGCAACGCTTCACAGAATAGAAACTTTGGTGCTGCCACGAATGATATGATGTTTTTGAATACAAATTTGAATACTCAAGGATTTTATATTGGCGGGCAAGCACGAGTATCAGGATCAAAGGCGATGGTCGTGGGTCAGTGGTATCACATGGCACTTGTAAGATCTACCAGCAGTAATACAATAAAACTTTACATTGATGGTGTTCTAGAAGGAACTTCTGCTGTACAAGCAGGCACCACATATGATGTACCTGCCAAGACTGACTTCGCTATTGGTAGTGATCAAAATTTTACTGCTTATGGAATGGCGGGATATATAAGAGATTTTAGATATGTCATTGGAACTGAGGTTTACACTTCAGCATTTACACCTCCGGAAGCACCTTTAACAGCAATATCTGGTACTGACTTATTGCTTTGTAATCATGCGGCAGTGATAGACACTTCTGGTAATTATAATGTTGTAACAGTTAGTAGCACATCGACTGCAAGGTTTGGTCCGTATGTTCAGGCGAAGGCATATACTAAAGCAGTATATGGTGGATCTGTACGTTTCAGTGGGAGTAGTAATTTAAACACTGCTGCTATTACATGGGATAACACAAAGGATTGGACATTCGAAGGTTGGTGGTATGGTACTAATGCTTCAGATGGTACTTTTGCAACACTGAATAGTGGTGGTGGTGTTAATGGTCTCTATGTAATGCACGGTGGTGGTGTGTATATTAATGGTATTGAATGGGGGATCCCAGGAAGTCCAGCAAACTACTTTAAAGTGAATCATTGGAATCATTGGGCATTGGTTAGACATTCAGGCACTTATAAATTCTATGTAAATGGAATTTCTATGTGGAGTGAAACTAATTCAGGAAACGGTGGCGGTGGTACTCATAGATTTGGAATAGGGGCAACTGCAACAAATGCTGCTGCAGTCCAAGATGGAACGTTTATATCTGATGTTAGGTTTACTGAAGATGGCGTATATACAGCAGACTTTATTCCACCGACCGCTCCATTAACTGTTCTTGGCGATACAATTTTTAAGACAGTCACTAACACAAACAGTGTATGGGATGCTCAAGGTGGGCATGCTCTGACCCCTACTGGGAATGCAGCAGCAAGTAATACGCAAAGAAAATTTACAACATCATCTGCAATTGCCTTTGATGGTAGTGGCGATTATGTTGCTTGGGATCAACGTGATTCTATTGGTTTATCTGGTAATGCAACCATAGAAATGTGGGTATATCCAAATGCCAATTCTAATTATCAAACATTGTTTAGTATGAATAGAGGTACTAGCACAGGATTTAATTTTGGTATTGATGGTTCGAGTAGACCATTTTTATGGAAAGGTGCCTTCAGAATTCAAACAGGTACAGTATCTAACACAACTTGGTCACATGTTGCGCTTGTAAGAAATAGCGGTGTATGGTCAATATATGTTAATGGAACTGCTGTTGGAGCAACTTGGGCAGATACAACTACATACACAGGTACAGACTTTGCAATCGGTGATACGGTTGCCTCTGCAGGTGGGGCAACAGGTGAATGGTTTAATGGATACATTCAAGACGTCAGATATTCAAAAGGTTTTGCTAGATATACAACTAACTTTACGCCACCAACTTCAGAACATAGTGGATAAATAATACTTTACTTTATAATAAAAATATGATATAATATAGTTATGATTGATTTGAAAAATATACATGCGATGTGGCAGGAAGACTGTCAGATCAATACTATGAAACTAGACGAAGCATCGAAGCATACACCAATGCTTCATGCTAAGTATCTAGAACTGCTGACGACTTGTAAGTTACAACTCAAGCGTGCAGAACAACAGCAGAAAATACTTCTCAAAGATAAATGGTTATATTATAATGGTAAAATGTCACAAGAAGACGTTATCGAAAAAGGTTGGGATCCTGATCCCTTTGATGGACTGAAAGTCCTAAAAGGTGAGATGGACTACTACTACGATTCAGATCCAGAAATACAAAAGTCTGAAGAGAAGATACAGTACTGGAAAACTGTCACAGAAACCCTTATAGATATTGTTGATTCATTAAAGTGGCGTCATCAGACTATAGGTAATATGATCAAGTGGAAACAGTTCGAGTCTGGAAATTAAACCAGTCAGATTTACAAATAGAATGTGATTCAGGAATATGTCAGGAACTTAACGAGTTTTTTAGTTTCTACGTTCCTGGATATAAGTTCATGCCTGCATTTCGTAACAAGATGTGGGATGGGAAAATACGTCTATTTTTGTTAAGAGATAGATCACTTCCTGCAGGTTTATTTTATCATTTAAAAGAATTTTGTGAACTTCGAGGATATATACTCAAGTCAGAAACTTCTCAATATGGTGACCCAGATGAACGAATTAACATTACTCCAACCGCTCTTAACGATTTTTGTTCTAGTATTGATACCCCTTTCCCTCTTCGGGACTATCAGTATCAATGCGTTGGTGAAGCGATCACAAGAAAAAGAGCGATCCTCCTCAGTCCAACAGGATCCGGAAAGTCATTCATAATATATCACTTGATGCGGTGGTATCTAGAAAACTACGATCAAAATATATTACTCATCGTTCCAACTACTTCGTTGGTTGAACAGATGTACAATGACTTCAAACAATATGGATATGATGTTGATAATCAAGTCCATAGAATATACTCAGGAAAAGATAAGACTACAGATAAACGTATTATTATCAGTACATGGCAGTCAATTTACAAATTAAATAAAGTTTGGTTCCAACAGTTCGGTGCTGTATTTGGGGACGAATGTCATGGATTTAAATCTAAGTCTCTGATGAGTATAATGAGCAAATCAGATAGAGCAGAATTTAGATATGGAACTACAGGTACACTAGATGGTTCACAAACTCACGAGTTGGTTTTACAGGGTCTTTTCGGTAAGACATATAAAGTCACGACAACAAAGAAACTTCAGGATAACGACACCCTTGCTAAATTGCAGATCAAGCGATTGGTGCTTACTTATGACTCAGACACTAGACAAAATTTTGGAAAGAAAACCTATCAGGAAGAGATAGACTTTATTGTAGGTCACGAAAAGAGAAATCGTTTCATAAGAAATCTTGCTCTCGATTTATCTGGTAATACTTTGATACTATATAATTATGTGGAAAAGCATGGCAAACCTTTGTTTAACTTGATAAGGGATAAAGCAGATGAAAATCGTAAAGTATTTTTTGTGTCTGGTGGCACGGATACCTCCGACCGTGAAGCAATACGAGGAATTGTCGAAGGGATGTCCAACTCAATCACAGTTGCGTCGTTGGGTACATTCTCTACAGGAATAAACATTAAAAACTTACATAATATCATATTTGCCTCGCCGAGTAAATCTCAAATCAGAGTTCTTCAAAGTATTGGGCGAGGACTAAGAAAAAGTGATGATGGAAGGATTACTACGTTATATGATATATCTGACGACATCACTTGGAAGTCTCGGCAAAATTTTTGCTATATACATTCGAATGAAAGATTAAAAATATACAACAATGAACAATTCAACTGTAACACTACAAAGATAGAGATATGAAATTCAAACAACTGAAGTTATCTAATACAGAAGAAATTATTTGCGAGATCCTTGAAACCGAGGATGATGAGTACAATGAAGTCGTTGTAAAAAATTGCCTGAAGGTTATGGCGGCAGAAGACTATGAAAACAATGTAAGGTATTATTCGTTTCGACCATGGATCGCCTTTCAAGATGATCTAGAATTATTGAGCACGATTAAACTTCAGCATATAGTTGCCGAATCAAATCCTTCCCCTGCTTTACTGAAACACTATAAGCACGCTCTCAGTGAAGTGACCGAAGGAACTAATTTGAGAAGAGAACTGAATCTTGATGAATTTATGTTAGAAAATTCTGACCTGAGTGCTGACGAGATTGAAGACTATATCGAAGAAAAGATGATGGAAAGAAATGAAAACGAAAGATTTGAGCAGTTTGAACAGGACTCTGCCACACCTAACATTATCAACTTCAAACCAAAAGGAAGTATCCATTAGGCACCTTCCCTTTTTCCCGACGTTATACTTATTATATCATATTTTCGGAGATTAGTAAAGGTCAAAAATTAAATAAATTTTTATATTATTTAAAAATATTATGCTTTACTATTTTGCTCAAAAGTAGTATAATATATGTGAAAGGAATTTTATCATGGCACGACAAAAAAGAGCAAGCATCCATTATGTAAATAATGCGGACTTCTCGCAAGCAGTTGTAGACTATGTAACGACCGTAAACGAAGCAAAAGAAAACAGTACAAAGCATCCAATCGTAACCGATTATATTGCACAGTGTTTCCTAAGGATCGCTGAGGGTTTGTCTCACAAATCCAATTTTATTCGCTACACATATCGCGAAGAGATGGTTATGGATGCAGTAGAAAACTGCCTCAAAGCAATCAATAATTATGATATCGAGGCAGCGACTCGGACAGGCAAACCTAATGCCTTTGCTTACTTTACGCAAATTACATGGTTCGCTTTTCTTAGACGTATTGCTAAAGAAAAGAAGCAACAAGACGTAAAAATGAAATATCTAACTCAGTCTGGTATTGAGAACTTCATTGATAATGAAAACGGTGACAATATTTCTAACCAAGTGGTTGGTGCATTCGTTGATACTTTACGGGATCGCATCGATAAGGTAAGGAATGTTGATACTAATGTCAAAGAGTTTGTAAAAGAAGAAAAGATTAAAAAGAAACGTACACGTGTAGCAGATTCTGATCTACAGGATTTCATGCAGTGAAGGTTGCTATTTTAAACGATACCCATACAGGTATTCGCAACTCGTCTGAGATATTCCTAGATAATGCTGCGAAGTTTTATAATGAAGTGTTCTTCCCTTACTGTGAAGAGCATAACATAAAACAAATCGTGCATCTTGGCGACTACTATGACCATAGAAAGTTCGTAAACTTCAAGGCACTCAATCATAATCGTAAACACTTTCTTGATAGAGTACGCAAAAATGGTATGATGATGGATATCATTCCTGGCAACCATGACACATACTATAAGAACACCAATGACCTTAACTCACTCAAAGAGTTGCTCGGTCATTACATGAACGAAGTCCATATCATTATGGAACCAACGGTTATGGAATATGGTTCACTCAATTTTGCTATGTTACCATGGATCAATCAAGAGAACCACGACGAGTCTGTACGGTTTATTCAAAACTGTAAAGCAGATTGGTTGGGTGGGCATCTAGACCTAAACGGTTTCGAAATGCTAAGAGGTGTTAGAAGTACGCACGGTCTAGATCATGGTTTGTTTAGTAGGTTTGAACAGGTTCTTACTGGGCACTTTCATGTTGGTTCTAAGCAGGATAATGTTCACTATCTTGGCACCCAACTAGAATTCTTTTGGTCAGATGCTGGTGATAAGAAAGGGTTTCATATCCTTGATACTGAAACTCGTGAACTAGAAAAAATTCATAATCCTCACACTTTATTCAAAAAAGTTCTTTACGACGACGAGAAAATAGAGTATAATAGTATAGACGATCTTTCTGATTATGATAACAAGTTCGTGAAGGTTGTCGTTATCAATAAGAAGGATCAGTTTGTATTTGATCGTTTTATGGATAGGATACAGAATAGAAATATTCACGAGTTAAAAATTGCTGAGAACTTTAATGAGTTCATCGGTGAAAACGTAGAAGATGATGAAATGCAGTTTGACGATACTCCATCTATTGTAGATACCTATATTGATGCGGTTGAAACTGATCTGGATAAAGATAAGATAAAAGTTCAGATTCGTGATCTTATGACTGAAGCGCAAGCACTAGAGTTAGTATGATAATATTTGAAAAGGTTCGTTGGAAAAACTTTCTTTCCACTGGACAAAACGCGATTGAGATAAACCTTAATCAAAATAAATCAACCCTCATCGTTGGGCAAAACGGTGCGGGAAAGTCCACTATGTTGGATGCTATATCCTTTGCCTTGTTTGGTAAAGCACATAGAAATATCAAGAAAGACCAACTTGTTAATTCTATCAATAATAAAGGTTGCGAAGTAGACGTTGAATTTACTATCGGGCAAAATAAATTCAAAGTCTTTCGCGGCATCAAACCTAATAAATTTGAGATATACAAAAACGGCACGATGATTAATCAGTCGTCGCATGCTAAAGAATATCAACAAATCCTAGAATCTAATATCCTTAAACTGAATCATAAAACCTTTCATCAGGTAGTTGTGCTTGGTTCATCTTCGTTCATTCCTTTTATGCAATTAACAGGTTCGCATAGACGTGAAGTTATTGAAGATCTACTAGACATTAATGTATTCAGTAAAATGAATCAGATCCTAAAAGAAAAAACTAATACGTTGAAAGATAACGTGAAAGAAATTAATTATGCGATAGATATCCAGAACAACAAGATTGCTACTCAAGACAAATACATTAATGATGTGGCAGCACTTACAGAAGAAAGTAAAAAGGAATATGAATCTAGGATTCATGCATCGCAGAATAATATCGATGAACTACAGGATGCGAATAACGTCCTTAGCACGGGTCTCGAAGAATCTATCGGGAAAACCGAAGAAAGGCATTCAACTTTATCGGATAAACGCCAAGGTCTTATGCTCAGAGGTCAAGATCGGCAAACAAATCTCTCCAACGTCAGGCAGCGGATCACTTTTTTCGAAGAGAATGAGGTTTGTTCCGTATGTGACCAAACCATCTCAGACTCGCATAAACATGACATTCTCAATGATGCGAAAGAAGAAGCGAATAGCATTCAATCCGAATGTCGTACGATCGGAACGGAAGGGTCATCCGTGGAAAAAGAGATTAATGAGAATGGATTGTTACTTCAATCGTTACGGTCTAAGGTATCTCAACTCGGCGAGAACAACCGCGAGATCTCTACGCTCCAGGAGCAAATCCGCCAATACCAAAAATCTTTAGATAAGGAAGTGAGCGCAGACTTAACTAGTGCAAAAACTGATAGAGATGAAATGAAATCTGATAAGGATAAAATGCTAGAAAGCAAAATAAATTTATCAGAGCAGTTCAACTATAATATCGTGATAGGAGAGATGCTCAAAGATTCTGGAATTAAAACTAAGATCATTAAACAGTATCTTCCTGCGGTCAATAAGTTTGTCAACACCTATTTACAGATACTCGACTTCTTTGTACACTTCAACCTAGACGAAGCATTCAATGAAACTATTAGATCACGCCATCGTGATGAGTTTACATATGAATCATTCAGTGAAGGTGAAAAACAAAGGATTGACCTCTCGCTACTATTTACATGGCGCCAGATTGCTAAGATGAAAAACTCTGTCGCTACAAACCTATTGATCCTTGATGAAACTTTTGATTCATCCCTAGATCATGACGGTGTGGATAACCTACTCAAGATTCTTCACACTTTGGGTGACGATACTAACATATTCGTCATCTCACATAAAGGAGAAATCCTTGATGGTAAGTTCAACAGCAAAATTGAATTTAAAAAAGAAAAAAACTTTAGCAAAATGCTTTACTAATTTGCTAAAGTATGATATAATATGATATATGAAATCCACGGAGATAATTATGGAATTGAATGATAACACTATCGAAGTCCTGAAAAACTTTTCAGGCATTAATCAAAACTTGCTAGTGAAGCAAGGAAACACTATTAAGACTATCAGCGAAGCACGAAATGTTGTAGCAACAGCAATCGTGGCAGAAGAGTTTTCTCAACAGTTCGGGATCTATGACCTCAATGAGTTCATTGGTGTACTCGGTCTAGTTGATCAACCTAATCTGAAGTTCTCTGATGAGTCTGTTACGGTCGGTGACCAGTCGGGTAGATCTAAGATTAAATACTTCTTCTCTCCCGAAGAAACCCTAACATCACCGACCAAAGATATTACTATGCCTGAAGGCGATGTGAAGTTTACTCTTGATGCCGATACGTTGGGTAAGATTAAACGAGCAGCATCTACTCTCGGTCATAGTGAAATGTCCATCACTGGTAATGATGGATCTATCGTGTTGTCTGTACTAGATAACCAAAACTCAACATCGAATGCGTATTCGATCGAAATCGGTGGTGAGTTCCCTGCTGATTCAGTTTTCAACTTTGTTGTGAACATCTCTAACCTTAAATTGCTTCCTGGCGATTACGAGGTGCAGATTTCATCCAAACTGATTTCTGAATTTAAGCATACTGAAATGAACGTTCGTTATTGGATTGCACTAGAAAAATCCTCAACCTTTGGAGTATAATAAAAAAATGTCGACAGAAAATCAAGATGAACTAATGAAACTTGCTAATCAGGTTTCACGGTCAACAGTAGCAGTAGTTGATGCTGTTACACAACGTGGTGGTTTTAAGGGTGAAGAACTCTCAACCATTGGTACACTTCGTGATCAAGCGATCCAAGTGATTTCCCTTGTGGAAGAAATGCAG